CGAGATTCCAAAGAAAAACGGTAAGACGACTTTCGCTGCTGTGTTTGCAAATTACCTGCTGTTCTTCGACGGAGAGGAGGAGGCAGAGGTTTACTGCGCTGCTACGGTGGAGAAGCAGGCTCATATCTGTTTCGATAAGGCTAAGCGCATGATTGAGAAAAGTCCGGAGCTTGCCAAGAGGGCCAGGGCGCTTACCAATAACGTGAGTGTTTTATCGACGGGCTCGAAGATGGAGCCGTTGGGCAGGGATAGCGAGAGCATGGAGGGGATTAATCCGCACGCTGCTGTGATTGATGAGTACCATGTGTTTACCTGGAAGAATAATATTGTATTTGAGAATATCCAGAGTGCAACTGTGAACCGGAGGCAGCCGTTGGTTGTGATAATTACTACTTCGGGGAGGGACAAGGATCTGCCGTGTTTTGAGTACCGGGCGCTATGTCTCGATATCCTCAGTGGCGAGAAGGTGCAGGATGATACGTTCGCAATTATATATACGCTGGACGATGATGATGACTGGAAGGATCCGGCGGTTTGGAGAAAGGCTAATCCGAACTGGGGTGTGTCGGTATTACCGGAGAGGTTCGAGGATGAGTTTAAGGGTGCGCTGAACTCGCGATCGAAGGAGGTGGCTTTTAAAACTAAGAACCTTAATCTGTGGGTGGATGCTCCGACGGTGTGGATGCCTGATGAGTTGTGGATGGCTTGTAGTCATGGTTTATCGTTGGCGGATCTGAACGGGTTGGTTTGCTACGGTGGTCTGGACCTTGCTTCACATGTTGATATTATTTCGTTGGCGTTGTTCTTTCCAGAGGTTAAGGGTCATCCGGCTCTGAGGTTCTATTTCTGGATTCCGGAGAGTAAGGTGAAGGAGAAGGAGGACCGGGTAGATTATGCTTTGTGGGCCAGGCAGGGTTTTGTTACTATTATGCCGGGTGGCATTATTGATACTGACCAGGTGTGCGGTGATATCCTGAAGATTATGCAGGAGTATAGGATGGAGGGTTTGGCTTATGACCCGTACATGGCTCATCATGGTGTTGTGCAGGGTATTCAAAAGGGTGGGTTCCCGGTTGACAGAATGGATCCATACATTCAGAGTATTAAAAATATGAGTGCTCCGAGCAAGGAGTTTGAGAGAATGGTGGCTTCGGGGATGCTGGAGCATTTCAACAATCCGGTGGCGCGCTGGATGCTTAAGAACGTGATGCTGATTGTTGACACGAATGAGAATATTAAACCGGACAAGAAGAGGAGCAGGGAAAAGATTGATGGTATAATTGCGGCCATAACTGCAATAGGGGAGTATATGTCGCTGTCGGCTGATGGTGGCAATGAGATTTACAGGGATCATTCATTAAGATTTGTATAGTATGAAGAGTAAAGCCTATGTTAAGCCGCAGTGCAATAAAGTGGAGGTGGACGCTGATGTGATAAGAATGTTTACCAGGGAGGGTTTCGTGGATCTGTTCTGGGAGCGTTTGCGGGAGGCGCGGCGGAGCGATGCATCGGTGACGCAGGAGGCTGTGTTTGATTCGCTGAATGCTCACTGGTGTAAGGTGATGGGCTCTCTCAGGTATTCATGTTATGATTCTTTCAGACAGAGGTTAAGTAAAAAGTAATAGCGAAAAATATGGCTTACAAAAATCAGAAGAAAAACAAGAAGCATATTCAGCATCTTAAGCAAGATCCTTTTGGATGGAGAAAGCGTAATAGAAGGAAGCTTAAGGAGGCTCGCCACCAGCGTAAGGTCAGAGAGCTTATTGCTAAAGGCTACTCAAGGGATGTGGCCGAACGTGCAGCACCATTTATGATATAGTTAATTTATGAAGCAATTGGAGCTTTTTAAAACAGACTTGTTTCCGGATACAGGTGTGCTGCCGGTTGTCAAGAAAGTATTTTATCGTGACCTGGATATTCACAGGCGGATTAATGCTCGGGCAAATTCATTGATTGATGGGCTTTATTATAAGGGTAATAATTATGCTTGCTGGCCATTGAGCTATAAGGAAATGAAAAACTCTGACCATCTTACAAGAAGATACTTTGATCATTATATGCTTAGTGCGGGTGGGGAAAACCGTTGGCGCAGGGCTATTAACAATGGAAAGCTTTTTAAATAAAGGGGTTGCTTGCTGTTGCTTTGTAAAGCCTTCCAATGTTGGGGGGCTTTATTTTTTGGTAAACAATGTTCCATCGAATAGTGGTTGGGGTGTAGGAACTTTGTAGTCGATAGGTGCTACAATTTTTTCGATGGAGCAAAATGAAAAGGTAAGGGTATCGATAGGTGAGAGGTTAAGAGCGTTCATGAATCCTCAGAGCAGATCGGCAGACAGTAGTCTGAAGGGTGCTCTGTCGGCTATTATGGGGGGTGCTTCGGCTTCGGGAATTAATGTGACGGAGGAGTCTTCGCTGAAGTTTTCGGCGGTGTGGCTTGCCCGAAGGATCCTTTCGGAGTTGCCTGCTTCTCTGCCTATAGAGGTTTACGAGGAGAAGGGCAACAACCGGACATCGATTGACCATGAGGTTAAGGAGCTGCTGACAAATCCGAATATGTTGATGAACTCGTTCACCTGGTATGAGCTGATGAACGACTGGCTGCAGGGCTGGGGTAACGGTGTTTCGGTGATAAGGAGAACGGGGGCCAGGGCAAGCGAGCTTATTCCTGTTCATCCGTCGGGGGTGGAGGCTGTGGTTAAGGACGGGCGGATCTTCTACAAGATTGAGGATAAGGATATGGACGTGAAGGGTACTTTCTTCTCGGAGGAGGTTGTTCACTTCAAGATGTTTACATCGAATGGTTTGTGGGGGCGTGGTCCGATTCAGATGGCTAAGGACAATATAGGGCTGGCGCTGGCTGCTGAGAAGTTTGGCAGTACTTTCTTCAGGAAGGGTGGAAACATTAAGGCTGTAATTGAGTCGCCTGGCTTTTTAAGTGATAAGCAGTTCAAGGATTTCAAGGACCGGTGGGATAACTTCTACAGTGGCGAGACTGGCAATATGACTACTCCGGTGCTGGAGCATGGGATGTCGTACAAGCCGCTTGGCATTGCTCCGGAGGCTGCTCAGTTTCTTCAGACGCGTCAGTTCAGTGTTGTTGACGTGGCGCGGTGGTTTAATCTTCCGCCGCACATGCTTGCTGATTTGTCGCGCTCGACGTTCTCGAACATTGAGCATCAGGATTTGCAGCTGATAAAGTATACTCTGCGGCCTATTCTGAAGAGGGAGGAGAATGAGCTGGAGATAAAGCTTCTCTCACCGAAGGACCGTGGAAGGCTGAAGATAAGGTATAACCTGGATGCTTTGCTGCGCGGGGATCTGGCTTCGGTAACTAATCATATCAAGGAGATGGTGCTTTCGGGTGTTCTTTGCCCGGATGAGGGCAGGGCACTGCTTAATAAGAATCCGCGCCCGGGTGGGGCGGATTACTACACGCCGGCTAACATAATTGGTAATTCACAAAAGTCATGAATAACATAAGACAATTTTCATACGGCATTCGCGGGGTTGTTCCGGATGATGCAGAGGAGAGCAGGATGATTCCGTTCGTTCTGTCGGACTCGACCAGGGACAGGCATGGCACTGTTCTGAATCCGGAGAACTGGAGTGTGGATAATTACCGGAAGAATCCGGTGGTGGCTTATCAGCATAATTTATCGGCGGGGTTCTGCTCGGATCCTAATCCGGATTTCGTGATTGGTAAGGATGTTTCCGAGAGCATGTTTTTGGGTACGGGTTTCGACAGGAAGCTGGTGGGTGTGACAATGTTTGAGGATAAGGCTACTAATCAGCTCGCCGAGAAGGTTTTCAGGAAGGTGCTATTCGGCAGTCTTTCGCGTGTGAGCGTGGGTTTCCTGGAGGTTGGCAATGGCAAGTACGGTGATGGCGAGGAGCGCCAGGGTGGTGCCAATGAGACTTACTACTTCGACGGTCAGGAGCTGCTGGAGTATTCGATAGTGAATGTTCCGAGCAACCCGAATGCGGGTAAGCGTGATATGATGCGCAGGCTGCGGGAGGAGAGTTATGGTGCGCTGATGTATGCTTTCAAGGAGCTGGGCGGGAGGTTCAGGCTTTCGCAGATTGAACAGCTGCGTGTGTGTGATGTTCTGGACCTGCTTGATGGCAAGGATCTGGATTTGAAAGAGACTGATCCGGAGAGGGTGCGGAAGCTTCTGGTTGATATAGAGGCTTTGAGGGATCAGAACGAGAGGCTGAAAGAGCTTCTGAATGACAGGAAAAGCGGCCGCTAAGGCTATTTCATAATTATTAATTAAAACCAAAAGAGGTGAGATCACTTGAGTTAAAAACAAAAAGAGATGGCTTGGAGGCTGAACTTGATGCATTGGCCAACAAGCCGGAAACGCTGACCGCCGAGGAAAAAACCCGGTGGAGTCAGTTGAGGACTGAGATCAAAGGTCTGAATAATGACATTCAGATTGAGGAGGAGCGTGAGGAAGTTTTGAGGCATAGTGCTGCCCAGAACGGAAGAACTATTTCAAAAAAGGATGAGAAGGACATTCGTGCTTATTCATTCGTGCGTGCACTGCAGGGTGTGATATCGGGCAAAGGGCTCACAGGCCTGGAGCTTGAGATGCACCAGGAGGCTGAGAGGGAGGCTGCCAGGACTTCGGGCATTGGAACGATTGCCGGCATAGGTATTCCGAGCATGGTTCACAGCATGAAGCAGAGGGCTGACATTACCACTGCCACTGCTCCGCTGGTACCTACCAACATTGTGGGTTTCATTGATGCGTTGTATGCCAAGCTTTTTGCCGTACAGGCGGGGGCTATGGTGATGACCGGGCTTACGGGAAATGTAAGTATTCCGAGGGTTGCTACCAGGGCCAGCTCGGGCTGGGCTACTGAGGTTGCTGATGCAAGTGACGCCGGCAGTGATACTGAATCGGTATCGTTGACTCCGAAGAGGCTTACTACTTACCAGGATATTTCAAGGCAG